GTCTTTACTGGGGTGCTCGCGACTTTTGGTGTTCAGGCAGCAAAGAAAGGTGGCAATGGAAATGGTAATGGATCTTCCGCTGGTGGTGGCATCAGTAAAGCAGATATGGAAAGATTGATTGCTGCTGCAGCACAAACTGCACCTGCACAAACCATTCGTGTGGAGCAAGCACCAATCAAGTTCATCACTAAGGATGATGAACCACCCGTAAAACCTACCGTATAATCTTATGACCTTCTTTAAATGGACTGCATTAGGAGTTGGTGGTGTTGTTGCCGTAGCACACATCGGTGTTCTGGGACACATCATTACAGCAACCAAAGTGCCAGAAGCACCAGTTATTAATTTCCCGAGGGGAGATTATTCCTCGTATAAGGTAGAGGCAGGTAAAGAAGGTTATAGTATAGAATATAAAGCAAACGATCCTGCTGTTCTTGAGTCACAAAAATCTTTATCATTAGATAAAGAAAAGAGAGGATTGTTTGGTGGTGGTAATGAAAGTCGCCGTGAGTGGCGCAGAGATCAATACACTATGGATGGCACTAGAAATCTAGGAGGTGCTGTAGACGGCGAGGGAAAGTCTGCAAAAGACATAGAGTGTATCGTGGCGGACGCTGGAGCACGGAGTCAAGGTGCAATGGCGGGAAGTAGTATTGCTGCTGGAGTTGGTGTTCCTGCTGTAATTGGCATTCCGTATGTTGGATGGTTAGCGGCTGGTTGGGTATCACTTTTGGGTGGTAGACTGGGATCTGCAGCAGGATCTACTGTTGGTTCAGTCTTTAATGATTGTTAATCCTAACTTAGTCACGAAGTCAAAACATACCCCATTTTAGGAAATCTTGCCTATAATAGATAGTGTAGTTGCATGAACTATGATGAAGTTTATTAGCGCAGTTATTGTTGCCACACTTTCGGCAATGATTATATTTTTACCTGGGATTGCATACGCCGTAGACGTAACAATGGGTTCCAATGGAAATCTTGTATTCAGTCCAGATAATATTAGTATTACTGCTGGTGAAACAGTTCATTTCGTAAACGGAATGTTGCCCCCACATAATATTATTGTTGAGGGTAGAGCAGATCTTTCTAGGGAATCATTGATGTTTAATCCTGGAGAATCACAAGACATTATATTTGCTGATGCAGGAGACTATGATTTCTTTTGTGGTCCTCATCAGGGGGCTGGCATGATTGGACATCTTCATGTAGAATGATAAGTACACTGTTTGTATTTGCGTTTATAGTGTTGTTAGTTGCAGGAATGCAGTTAACATATCCTGTAAGATATCGGGGAAAATGAATCCAGTTATTCTAGTTGCTTGTTTTACACCTCTTGTTTTAATCTTTATTGTTATGAAACTTGCCGTATGGGTGTCTGCAGTAAATACAGAAACCGATTATGTTAGACGAGAACCTTTACGAAAACGAGGACCATACGTGGACAATGCGTATGCGGATGTTGACGAAGAGGAAGAGGAATTTACAGATCGCACAGACTATAGATGAAGCGATTAATGAATATTATTTGCTTCAAGGTATCCCAGTACCAAACTGGAAAACTCAAAAAGATCCACAATGGTGGATAGAATATCTTGAAGAATTAGGACTAGACTCTAAAAATCCATGACACAAAATATTATTTCTTGTGTAAAAAATACAAGAAAATCTTACTCAAGACAACTTGAGAAAACAATTGTTGAAGTTCAAGTGCAATTTAAAGATGAGAATCCAGCATGGATTCCTCTTGATACGCTTGCTGCATTGGAAGGAAGAATTAAATGAAAGTTGGAATGATTGGTTTGGGTCGTACTGGTGAAGGTATGGCTCGTCGTATGCTTGCTAAGGGTATTGAAGTCTGGGGTTACAGTAGTACTAACTATGAAAATGCCTGTGGACAATATGAAGCAGGACACCTTAGTGGATGTGTAACTTCAATAGAGTATCTTGTCCGAGCAGTTAAAACTGATAATAAGAAATTTACTAGTGCTGGAAGAATTCCTGGTATCTTTCAGATTACATGTCCTGAGCAAAAGGCAGAAGATACCCTTGATGAGTTGCTACCTTTGCTTGAGGAGGGTGATATCATTATTGATCATAGTACCAGCGACATAACAAAATGTCAGGAACTGGAACTGTATTGTTCTAAGTTAGGTATCTCATATATCTTCTCTGGAGTGTATGGAGCACCTGGTGCTATTGATGTTTGCTCAAAGATTTTCCAATCTCTTTCACCAGGTAATGTTTAATGATGTTATGTATTGGACCAAGCACTATTGTTGGAACACTAACAACTGCAATACTTGGAGTTATGAGTCCAGATAGTGTTAAAACCTATATTGGAGTCAATATAGAACCATATGATACTGAGCAATTTGATTTACATGAACCTTCTGGTTCCTTTGGTATTGAATATGACATGTACACACATATAAGATTGTTTGCTGAACATCTTTCATCACCAATGCAATGTGATGATCATCCTGGTATCAATCATGCAGGGGTAAAATTTTTAGCACCACTATCACAAGATCTTACGGTGTATAGTGGTATATCTGTGAATAACTCAAAGTTTGATAGTAGAGATAACTTTAAAGGTCCTTTAGGATCTATTGGTATCGAGTATGGTAATGATTTAAAATTATTTGCTGAATATTTAAGCAGCATAAAAGAATTTGAAGGTGGTAGAACATCTCTAGGACTTAAGGTATTTTTCAAATGACTTTTGGTACAATTCTATTGTGGATTTCAATTCCATTTGTTTTAACAACAGTGTTCTTCGCACTTTATAAGGGCGAAAACTTTTATTACGAGAGTGATGACTATGACGGAAATGGAACGGCACATTAAAATGCGTTATGATTTTGCTATGAGTGCATTCGCTAGAATGTATGGTGTAAATCATGTAATGAGTTCATCTGATATTTCTAGATTTTGTAAGAAGTGGGCTGAAACTGAAGGTGAAGAAGCACCTTTTGGAACTATAAGTGAGATCAATTTTTACTTTTTAGACTTCTGGAAAACCTGGGGAGGGTATCTATGAATCTTTTAGCACACAAAGCAGCACACTTCGCTGCAGTTACACTTAACAATCCTTTTGGGATTGGGGCATTAAGTCTTGCATTAGTTGTTGTACCTATTATTGGTATGCATTACGTTCACAAATATGGGTGGCAACACTGGGCACCTTTTAATAATGAATCTCATACTTAGACCACTTGATAATCCAGATGATCCTGTATGGTCAGTGATCATTATGGTAATCCTTGCCGTGGCTATGGCAGTTTATGTCATCATATACATATTAGGAGTTGATAAGAGAGAAGAACATGGGAGCCATGAAACCCCCAAGCAGGAAGAGTTGTTACAACTTCCGAGTGACGGAGATCAACCGTGTCCTTGATGGTGATACTATTGATGTCACCATTGATCTGGGGTTTGATCTATACAAGAAAGAAAGAGTTAGAGTTGCAGGAGTTGATACGCCAGAAAAGAGGACCAGAAACTTAGAGGAGAAAGCTCTTGGAATCGAAGCAACCAACTGGCTCAAAGAGAAACTCGAAGGCACGTTGGCTGGTGATGATGAGTTGTCTGTTAGGACTGAACTTGTTGGTGGCACTGGGAAGTATGGGCGTCTTCTGGGTTGGTTATACATCGGGGATGACACAGTGTCACTCAACGAACAAATGATTGAGGAGGGTTATGCTCATGCTTATGACGGAGGAACAAAAAACATGGACCTTGAAGCACTCAGGGAAATCAGAAGGGCCCACGGCACGTTGGTGTAGGAGTGCTGTCTGTGGATCTGCACCTTTTATCCCAGACTCTGAATTTGAAGGTGAAAACTGCGAATTAACTTGTAACATTAGAAAGGATTAAAAATGAGAAGAGAAATGTTGGAAGCTCTCAAGGCACTTGCTATTGGGAACATTAAAAAAGCAAAGATGAATATTGAAGTTTATCTTGTCAATCCGGTTGGTATTGGTGAGCATCCAGATGTGCTTGGCGCAATCCAGGATCAGATTGATTTGATTGCAAAAGAAGAAGAACGTCTAGAAGTTATTGAAAAATATTTTAAAGACTAATGAAAGACTTAAAGGTTCCTTTTGCGATTGTATCATTCCTACTTGTTCAG